AAAATAAATAGTAGTTGTTGATGTAGTTACATTGGTTAAACCGCCTACATTAGAGTTTCCTCCACCTGCTATACTAGAAGCAAAAACATTACCACCTACAACTCCCGTTCCTAAATCAAGCCACAATGTTCCATACACAGGACTTGTTGAATTAGGATAAAATCCACCACCTGATTGAACATTTGAACTACTTATAAAAATAGCCTGAATAGCTCCTGAATAGCCAATGTTGTTTACTACAATATAAAGTGATTTATAACTTGTTAAAGTTAAACTGCCTAATGAAATAGAATTTACTGCTGTTGGCGTTATAGTGCCTAGTAATGTCATACTACTAGGAGCTGCTGCAAATGAAGGCAATACACCAGGACCATTAGATGTTAATATTTGTCCTGAAGTTCCTGTACCAATGTTTTGTATTGCGCCTGTTGCTGTTGTGCCTGCAGCCAATACACCGTAAGATGTTGTTAAGGTAGAAACCCCTGTGCCTCCTGAAGATACGGATAAAGGTGTGGAAAGAGTTAAACTTGATAAATTTAAAACATTAGACCATGCTGGAGGCGCTGATACGCCTGATGTTATTAATACTGAATTAGCGGTACCTGATGATAAGTAAGCAGTAGTTCCTACAGAAGATTGATAAGGAAGTGCATAAGTGGATCCACCTGCCAAACTATTTGCAAGAGATGCTGAAGCCGCTGATATCGAACCTGTAATTTGTGTATTTGCTACAGATTGTATTTGTGATGATGTTATTAAACCTGTAATATTAGCAGCAGCTACAGATTGTATTTGTGATGATACTATTGAACCGGAAATATTAGCAGCAGCTACAGAGGCAATTTGATTTGCAGTTAAAGGACCGGTAATCAGTATACTGCCAACTTGTAATGACGTTGTAGAAATTGTACCTGATGAGTATATTGTATTATTTGTATTACTTAAATATAATTGGCCACCAACAGAAAGATTAGAATTAATAGAAGTTGCGTTGGCTGTACCTAAAAATTGAGTATTACCATATGCTTGAATACCGCCTGTACCAACATATAATGCTAAAGTAGAATTGTCTAGATATAATGTGCCTGTTGGTTTATGCCAGTTACCATATCCAATAGCATTAATTTCATTTGTTAATAAATTTGAATTAACAACCCAATCACCAAAGGTGTTAGCATAACTTAAAACTGATACGGTATTAGCCATTTGAATTCTTCTCTAATAGTTTAAACATTAAATCTTTAATTTCTTGTAAGTCATTTTTCACTTCTAAAATTTCTGATTTTACTTTATTTATTTCTTCTTTTTGTGTTTGCATCATCTTAACTTTTGAGTAATACTCATTTTTGGCTGAATCATCAGTATTCAGAATAGCACGACTTTCTGTATCTCTAACAAAATTAGTTCCTGTAACCTTAACTAACATATTAGATACCTGTTCCTGATGGTAACGCTAATGCTCGAATATCAGTTAAGTAAGGAACATTTGTTGCGTCTGATGATGCCATAACAACTTTAATAGCAAACTGTATAAATTTAGAGTATGTTGTACCATTAGTGCTTGTGTATGAGATATTGTTATTAGCAGCACCTGAACCATAAACACCTGGAGCATATTCATATTCAATTAGATTTGTTCTACTTGTTGAGTAAGTATTTAATTGAGTTACTTGTGTCATTAATTGCCAGTTTTGAGCATCAAATGATGATGTGTCAGCAGAATTTAAAATCTTATAGTAAACATATACATCAGAACCTACAGGTTTGTAAGCAGTATAGAATACTCTTAAATCACCAGCATCATTACCTGGATTCAATACAACTTTCTTGGTGATATATTTAGCATAACCGTGACCACCTGAAGCGGTAGTTTCACCAGAGAATGAAATAACTGCGTTAGAGTTACCACCACGAGTTGTTGGGTCTGATATAGTGATTGTTGGTGTTGTTAAGTAACCAGAACCTGGATTAATTACATACACAGAAGTGATAGCGCCTGTAGTGGTATTTGTTGTAAATCCAAGTGATGCTTGAACACCGTTTGCAGTAGTAGGTGCAGATATGTTAATTACTCCTAAGTTAGCAGTGTTACCATTATATCCAGTACCTGTATTAGCGATTGAAATATAACTATTATTAATTGACATATTATTAATATGATATGTAATGTTATATAATGATATACCATCATCAGAGATAATAGGACTTACATTAGGATCAGATGATGATAATGTAGCATATAAACTAAATGAATTAGCAGATGTATTTAATAATGCACGTTCACCTTGTCCATCATTTAGATATGTGTTATCTGGTGCAGGTGCTCCGTATCTACCTGGAGTAACTGGTGCAGGTGATGTTTGTGCAAATGTATTATACAATGTAGATTGGTATGAATAATTAACACTTGTCAATGAAGGAATAAAGTCTGTTGTTGAAACATTAAACGCATCCATTGGAACACTTGGTGAGAAATAACTATTCATATTAGGAACAGTATTAGCCGTCACTTGACTTGCTATGTCATATCTACCATATTTTCTATGTGGTAAATTAATTGGTGTTATAAATGGAATTGAAGGAGTTTTTGTTGTATCAAATACACATTTATCAATGATAAACATTAAATCTCTGGTTTGGTCAGCAGTCCATGTAATTGAATTTTGTGATTCAAATAATGATCCAACATATGGTGCTGCACCAATTTTTGTTACACCTGTAGAAGATATTGCTTTAGCATTTTGTTCACCAAGATACACATAGTAATCAACTGCATTTGATTTTAAAATTATAGCATACAATGTATCAGGTTGAACATATACAGGAGCATCAAATGTGAATGTTGTCCATGTAGCTGAATTAGATGCACTAGGTGATGCAGATACATTAACTTGTTGTGGTTGTAATGTGACTGTAGAATGGTCTAATATTTGTCCATTAGGATATCCATTAATTGTACCACAAATTGATAATTGAATTGGTATATTTTGTGATGTTGGTTTTGAAGCAAAGAATAACTTAATAGAACTTAAAAATACTCCATTAGGATATTTACTCTTATCGATAATAAATGATTGAGCTAATGGATCACGTTTATTCTTATCATTATTTGTTGAATTTTGTTTTACAGAATTATCGTTATCAATAGGTGCAATATGTTTAACTGAAGAATCTACTGATGGAGAGAAATCTACTCGTTGTGTTGTTGATGTTAAAGCATTAGCATAGAATGTTGCTTCAGCCCAAGTTGTTGCTGAACCTGGATCTGTTGCTACACCATATTGTAATCTATTGTCTACTCTGAATACTCTTTCACCAATAAAGAATACTGAACCTGGAACTTGGAATATTCCAAGGAATTGACCACTTTCATCTGTCGATAATTGGAAGTTTCCTGTTCCGGCTTTGATTGCACCAGCAACAGAATAATTGATTCCAGATATTGAGTATTGTGAATTGATTGATTTGTATTGTGAATTTACTCCTAATGACACATTAACAGTTGATGTTGTGCCAGGATTTAATGAAGAACTTGCTAGTGTAACTGTTCTTGTCGATCCGTCATATGCCAATACTGTACCACTAAATGTTTGAGTAGCAGCAAGAAGAATTGGATTTGAATTACCACCATAGAATGTTTGTGTAGCCGTAGCAAGATAAGCTGCTTTATCAGCGTTATATCTGCTTAGATTAGCAGCGTCAGAATCACCAGACAATGGTGGATATGGTGGAATATATAATGCGCCATAGTTATAACCATAAATGTAAGTTGATTTAATATTGATTGTTGAACCATTATAGAAACCAGTTACAGTCGATGCATTAGTGTCTAATGAGAATGTTGTCGCTGATGTATAATATGCGCCGCCGCCAGGTAACAGTTGTGATGAATTATTACTTGTAGATATTTGTGAAGGCGTTAATGTATCCCAAACAACATTCTTCGCTGAGTTTTGAATTGTTAAACCAAACGCAGCGGGGCCGCCAGTATTTGTCGCATTCCATGAAACAGTATGTGTACCTGCGGTAAGAGTAATAGATTTTGTGTATGTTGTGCCAAATCCTGGTATTGTTAATTGAGATGTTCCATCAATATAAACTGTTGCAGAATTGTCAGCAGAACCAGTTAAGAGATATGTTCCAGCTGCACTAGCGTAGAATGTGAAAGATAAACCATTAGTTTGAGGATTAAATGACGCTGAAGCATTATTATCACCCCAAATACCATAGAAGTTTAAGAAATCACAGTATGCAGAATTTCTTGGTGCTTTAAATGTTTGTATTGTACCGCCAGTTACACCGTAAGAACCGATACCTGTAACTGAACCAGAATTATGAATAGATACAATAGAATTTGCATTGAATACTACATTTGCAGATGCTGTATTTGAACCAACCACATACTGGCCATTTTCATTATATGTGGCATTGATTAGATAATTTGTAGGAACTGTTGATGGTAAGGTAATTAAATCAGCAATATACAATCTAGTATTAGATGTATTTGGATAATTATGTAATGATACTACTCTAGCGATAGGGAAGAAACCTACACCTGCTTGATAGAAACCAACAATATCATCTTCATTAAATGTACCAACAACTTTTGTTAATTCAATTGTGTTTGGTGCAGTCATGTATTGATTAACGCTTTGACCGTCAAACCAACATTGGACAGGAGTATTCACCAACATATTTTTAGCACGAATAATAAGTTCTTGTGGTCTAATGTATGGCAATACTGCTACGTTTGTAACATAACCATTATTTACAGCTAATGCTGTTGATGAGGTGCTTGGCGATTGTGTTAAAACTTTTGTTTGGCCAGAATAAATTGATGAGTTGGCTGACGTTCCTTGTTTGTTTGTTGGTGTTGTATTTCTAACACCAATCAATGATTGATAATCGCCAGCGTGAATTACATTTAATCCTGTAGCAGGAACTTGTGAGAATTGACTATTAGGATCATTTGTTAATAATGCTGGAGACTCTTGCCATGTTACCCAATTATCCATTGGAGGAGTAATTCTTGCTACACCTTCTTGAACAATAACGGAGAATGGATTTACTGAAATAGTATTACTTGCTAAAGGTTGTGAAACAAGATTAGCGGTTGTATAAGGTAACGTAAAGATATTTGTTTGTGTACCTGAAATGCTGGAAATAGCATAGCCGTTAGTTGGAGTATTTTGTAATGTTCCATAACTAGCAAGAACTAAAGGATTTTGTAGTTGGAAATTATCAACGAATGTTACTGGTGATAATTGTTGTGCTCTAATATTAATGTTAGCAGCATAACTTGGATCATCTGTTCTAGCAACACCAAATGAACTAAAGTCATCCACAAGAATACCATTTTTAAATCTATTTAAACCATTAACATCAGGAACTTGCAATGCATTTGCATTTTGTTCAAGAATACTTAATGTTGTATAATATTCAAGATTATTAACTTGTGTTTGTAAATCTGAAATATCTGATTTAGCCCAACGCTTATGAATAACTTTTTGTAATGATAAGTTAGCTGGTGTTAAAATATCACCTTCTGTACCAATTATTGAAGTGTATGGATCAAGTGATATGTTAGCAAGAACTAAAGCACCGTTAGGTTCTTTAGGGAAAATAGGATTAACAGAAGGTGTTCCTCTGACAAAAGAAAATAGATTGTCTTTTGTTAATACTAATAAATCTTTTCTTGCTAAGTAATATGAATAAGCACTATTAAAGTTTGTTAAGTTATTTGGTATTTCTACACCTTGTGTTTGTGATGTACCAGTTTGATACTCCCAAATATAAGATGCTTGACCATTTTTTCTTGTAGGTCTAAAGTCTAAACAATCTCTTAATTGATATGTTACACCATCTTTAGCGGTATATGTTGGAATAGTAGAATAGTTTGGATAAGAAGTAACACTAAAATATCCGTCGGCACCGGTATGTTTATAGTAATTAAATACAACAATAATATTACCACCAGGTAAAGGAACACCAGGATATAATTGTATTGATGAATGGTCATAGAAATTATCTTTTTGACCACTATTCAAAAAGAAACTATTTGTTATATTTGTATATAAGCTTAATGATTGACCTGTTGTAGGAACTACAGAAGAACTTCCTGTGTCATAAATTGCTACAATGTTTTGAACATCATTAACATATAATGACATAGCATTTCTAGAAATACCACTAGCAGAGATATAAACTTGGCCAGTTGGATTAGTGCCATCTGAGCTATAAGTTGTATTAGATACACCAGAAATAGCAGTATATGCTAGAACTGTTGTGTTAGCAGTTGCAGTATAATTTCCACCAGCTAATGTTTTTGTTTTTCTAGCAGAATCAGCTGTTGCAACAAATGTTGAAGCTATAACATTGACGTTAGCATGAATAGATGCTGAGTATGCTGTTCCTGAACCTAAAGTAATTTGAAGTTGTGTAGCGGATATTAGTGTTGCTGAACCGTTTGCCGTTGATGTAAAATCTAAAATTTGTCCAGTTTGATTTGATACAACTGTAAACAAGTTTTTAAAAGCATCACCAGAATATGTTGATCCAACGGTACCATTAAAACTAATGTATGATGAATTTGGTATATTCAATGTCAAGATTTTGGTTGAACTGTTAAATGCTTGATTTCTAAATGTTTGTGTTGAAAAATAACTTGAACCTGTTACAGAAGCAACATATGATTGACCAACAGGGAATACTAATTCAGGTTGTCCAGCATTTTGTAATACTGTAGCTCCGTAATATGCACCACCAACTTTACCTTGTAGTGTGTTGATATTTACGTTAGCAGTTAATGTGTTTGTACCAAAACCATTTCTTTGAACGATAGAGTTGATATAATCTGGTTTAAATGAAATCGAGAAGGTACTTGTAGAATCTGGAGTAACAGTAAACGCTGGTGTTACTGTTGCCGTTCTTGTTGCACCGTTGTAGTTTACAATTGTTCTTGTGTCTGAAGCATAGTTTGGAGGTCCATCAGTACCACCAGTGATTGTTAAAATAGCGCCATAGTAAGCATTAGCAGTTGATGAAAATACGTTAGCTGAATCAGTAAAAGTAATAGTTGTAGGCGTAGCAGAAGCAACTGTACCTGATAATGTATTTGTATTAATATCGTGAACGAATGCTTTATAGATGTATGCAGCCGTATTGGCAGTATTTGCACCTGATTGAACGTATGATAGTCCTCTGATAAAACCAGAACCAATTAGTGTTGAATTGTATATGTTTGCGTTAGCAGTATTAACGCTAGCTGCGCCAACCGAATGGAAATCTACAGCAGGTACTGAATCAACATCAAAAACACCGTTAGCAGTATCAACAACATAATAGTTACCATAATCTACAAGAACTGTGTTTGTACCTATTGAAGCAGTATTTCTTGCTCTATCAGAAGTTAAGGTAATTTGTGATTGATTTTCTACTCTATAACCACGAATATATGCAACACCTTTACCAATATTTAAATCATATAATGCAGAGTTTGCTGTGTTAGCTACAGGCGTCAATCTGAAATCACTAACAATATAATCACCGTTAGTTTCATAATCTCGTTTAGCAAAGTAATCATCAATAACTGAATAAACTGATCCATTAACTTGCTTAACAATTTGACCATTTACAATTCTAGCTAATTCGATAAAACCAGTATCATCACCTAATGTTAAAGGATATGTTGTTAATGTCAAAGTAATTTGATATCTATCAGCACCAGGCGCTTTATAGTTTGATGATTTAAGAGCAGGATCAAGTAAGCTACTATCTTGTGTTGAATTAACAATATTTTCTGTTATTTGTAAACCTAGACGAACATTTGGAATATTATCATATTTGTCAAGAATGATTGTTTGTGGATTTACTTGAACAAAGTTACCAATAGAATATTGTAATGATGTAGATTGTGATACATTATAACCATTCACAACATAAAATACACCTTTTGATATAGATGCAGTAGATGATTGTCCTGTGCAAGTAGAACCGCCAGAGGTTCCAGAAGTTGTAGCATATTGACTACCACCATAAATTATAGAACCGTCAGTAAATTGACTACCAGAAAGATATGAAATAATTAATGTTGGTGGATCGGTTTGTGTAGCCTCTGCTGTTGAAATAACTTTAGCGGATACTGTTGCTGTATTTGAAGCAATATCGCCAACCGCATCTGTAATAATTGCACCTAAAAATTTAGATGCTATAATGGGGCTATTTGATATGTCTGTAGGATTTAATTTTAAATAATAGCAATTTAAATTTGTAGTTACTTTACCGCCAGTAACAGGTGAATTTTGAGCAAAGATATTATCGGCAAATGATGATACTTGATTTTGTAATATTGTTTGTGATTGAGTTAATTCACGAGATTGAATAGCATAACCAGGCTTAAACAAAATACGGTGGTAGTTTTTTGCTGGATCGAAATCATCATAGTATGGTGCTTGATTAAAATTTTGTGCCATTTTTTTCCTTAATATCCTAATACAATTTTAAATTGTTCGATGCCGTCTGCACTTCTTGTAATACCTGTTCTATTTTCAATATATGAAATATATCCAGAAAATGGTATAATTACAGGTAATGTAGCACCATTTGGCGATACTGTTCTAATTGTACCTGATGTTGAACCATAAACAGGCAAGCTTGGTGAAACCGTTCCTACTGTATTTATGACGTTAATTACGTTATTTGTAGAATCAAAATTAAGAACTGTACCAATAAATCCAGATGATGTTGTACCTAATGTGTTAGCATATACTAAATTTTCAGCGTCAGATAAGTTTGAAGCTCCTTGAAATATTATCTCATCATTTATAAAAGATCCAGAACCAGGTATAACAGGTATTTGAGTATACACAGTATATATGTCACTATTTGCTGGAAAGTATTGTGGTACTTCATTGATAATTTGTAACGTATCGTTAGCAGATGGATTAATAAGAACACCTAGTTGTCTATATTCAATATTTGTTGGTACAACACCATTTATATCAGACCCCTCAAATTTTGAAGTAATCATGAAATTGTGGCAACCTAATTCTGAACTTGGATCAGAACCATGACCAGCTGTTGGAGATATAGGAGCAATCGCTGTAGCGCCGTTAGCGGTACCACCATCATTAACATAAATTGTTATATTAGCCCAAGTATAATTTTGTCCTGGATTATTAACTACTATATCTACAATTTCGCCTGTTGGTACGTAAATATAGGCTGTAGCATCTAATCCGGTGCCGTCACCAGAAATATGAAGATATGTATTTCCTAAACCATAACTATGTCCAGAATTTGTAACATTAATGACTTCAACACCACCATATCCTACAGGAAGACTTGGATTAATTGGTTGTAAAGGATTAGGTGTTGTTGATGTGGATACAGCTCCTAAAGCTACTGGAGACCATACAGAGTCTTGAAATTTATTAGCATCACCAGTATTGACGGTAAACATATATTTCCATTTATAGCCATCAATATTACTTGTATAAATGTTGTTGTTTTGTCCATAGGTTGCAGGAGTAAAATAGGGTTCATCTCTTGCTGTTCCTCCACCATTATTCCATAAACATTTCCAATATTGATTGTATTTGTTTTTTACATAAAAGTTATATACATTACCGCCAAATGCATCAAGAGCTAACATATCAACATTATCTTGATAGAAGTCGTAAACTGTACCATATGTCCAATCAACTCTAGCTATTACACCAGCAACGTCTATTTGTTGGACTTTTTTAGCAACAATCATATTTTTATAAACAGATTTTATGTATGATTGTGTTTGCTCAGGAGTATCTGGTTGGAATTCGCCGTTAGCCCACGGATCAACACGAGATAAAAATACATAAAGAGTTGCAACAGGAATACCGTTTGGTGTATATTCTGAAATAGATCCTTGTAGAATAGCAGTAGGTGCGTAATAATCTTGCGCTACTTGAGCTACTTTTGAATAATAAGGTAATATCGCTTTAGATGCCATGTTTTATTTATTCTCTAAAATTAACCTGCTGACCAATTACCAACAATAGTATTTGCTAATGCTGTTTGTATTGGCCAAATTCTCATACTTGATAATGCTTGTGTATAGGCTGATGTTGTTGGAGCAGCAGAGAAAGTAATTTGTGGTATAATTGTACCACCTGTTACCACATCAACATAACCCCAAATTTCTATTGTCATATAACCAGTAGATACTACAAATGCAGATGTAGCAACAACTGGTGTTGAGAAACCTGTAGTTATATAGTTTGACATTAGAGTATTGGTTGTTGTTGGTGTAGTTTGTGAAGTTGCCGTAGCACTTACTACTTGATATTGATGAGCACCCAATACAGCGGTACCAGCAAGACCGTATGCAACTGTTGGCGCATTTGCACCGTTACCTACTTTTTGTATAACTGCTTGTATTTTGTAAGCGTATCGTCTATTAGATGATGTTGATACACCGTAACCAAATAAACTTTGAGAAGAAGTATTAGCACCAAGAACAAAGTTAGTATTAGCTATGTAATGTTGTTGTGCAGGAACAACACCACGTTCTGCATCATTAGGTGTGAAGTAATATGTATTACCGTCATACTCATGTGAACCTGTTTGTGCGGTGATTGCAATATTTCCAGGTTGATATTTTAATGGTACAACACTAGAATTACCAGAAGATAATATAACTGTATTAGCAAATGTTGTGTTAGCTGCAGAGAACGTAGCAGCAGTAACTCTAGTATTTGTTCCTACTATAGCCGCTGTAACATTAATTAAAGAACCTTTTGCTGTATCTGAATAATTATCAATTGTAACAAAGTCGATAGCTGCGCCGCCAGATATAGTATATCCTGTAGTACCATATCCGTTACCTACAATTCTGAATAATAAATCACCAGACTGTGGTGATGTTGGTGATGCAGCTGTACCTCTTGCGGTACGACCTGCTATTAGACCGTATGCACCTGTTCCGTAAGAATCAATAAGTGTTCTTGATGGTAATCCATCTTTACCAATAATTTGTAACATTGTACCGTTAGCGGTTGTTTGTTGTGCTGCAAATCCTGCAGATCCATCAATACGAACAGCCGATACATTAGATGAGAATGTTGAGTTATTAACAACTAATGCGCCTTGATTGTTTGCATTATTTGAAGTTAAATATATTGTAGAACCGTAAATAATAGAGTTTGTGGTATTACAAATTAAATTACCTGTCAATAATAGATTAGGTGATATAATTGTTCCATTTGCTTGAATAGCAACATTACCTACAGTAACGGTAGCTGCATTTTGTAAATATAGTGTGTTATTAGCAACATAAATGACTGCATCATTTCCTGTGATTTGGTCTAACATATGTAAAGTGTTAGCACCTAACCATAAAGAACCCCATCTATTGTTTGCAGAACCTAGTGCCCATGTATTCGATGCTGTTGGTAAAACATTACCTGTGATGTATGTGAGAGTAATGTTATTTGTGGTGATATTACTTGAGTTTGTATTACCTGCAACAATTAATGTATTGTTACTTGATATAAACTGTAAACTAGATGTATTTGATAAATTACCTGATGCGTTAGAATAGATAACTGCATTTGCTAAACGACCAGATAATGGTGAAGTTGCTTGTTGTGAACCATCAGCAAAAGTAATATATGAACCTGTATTCATCACTAAAGAATTAGCGGTCATGACAGCCACAATATTATTTGATAATTGACCACCAACAGCAAATACTAGATTAGCACCAGAAACTGCTGTACCTATAACTAAATTACCATAATTGTTAGGACCAGGACCTTGAACAATTACATAACCATCATAAGCATATTGTGATGATTGTCCAAATAATGCAGAATTCCATTTTGAATTGTTAATACCTACATCAATATATGAATTTGAGTTTGTTCCGTCATCTGTAGTAAGAACTAAATCTGAGGCACCATTTGGGCTAAAGTTTTGTAAATTAACTTGAATAAAATTAGCATCATTACCTGAAAATTGTCCAACTGTATTTGAAAGTAAAAGTATATTATTACCAACAACTAAAGGATTGTTTGAGTAGAGGCCATTAGCAAGAGTTGTGCCAGTAAGCTGATAAGTTGTCGCCGTTAAAACATCAACGCCTACCAATAACAGGTTTGCGGTATTTGCTTCCAATATATTTAATACTGGTAATTGTGATATTTTTACTGATGTCGTTGCCATGTTTTACCCTAATTTATTAAAATAAAGCTTTCTGATTCTGTTGTTATTCCTTGACCTATTTCAGTAGTCAAGTATGTTGTATATTGTGTTCCTAATGGACCGTATATTTCAAAAGCATTAGAATTTGCTGATATCCACGGTCTGTATACAGATATCAAACTTGTGTCAGGTGTTTCTCCATCTGGATTATTTGTTAAGTTTCCGTTAAGATATACTAAATTATTAGCATAATCAACATACGTTACTTTTAAATCTTGTGATACTGCTGTATTAGAACCTATTCTAACTGTATCACCAGCATATATTAAAACATCTAGTGCTATACCTAAGCCGTTATATATTGGATAATATTCATAAGCCCAGCGAGTATCGATTACCCAATATGCTTCAGTTGTTGATGTTATATTTATCGCATTTGTTCCTGCTGTTCCAGTTGCATAAGCAATATTTCCCCATGCGGTAAATACTGAATCTTTAATAATGATAGAAGAATTGCCTGGATCTAATAGTAAATCTTCAAGAATAGATTTATAATATGTATTTGATGTTGTATTTGAAGTAGTATTAGATGTTAAAATAATGGTTACATCATCTTGAACAGATTTAATAAAACCTAGATTTACATTATTTGCAGTAGTCAATGTTGTATATGGAAGCATTTGATTAGTGAATGCTGTTCCGGTACCAATAACTGTATTACTTCCAGTATTGGCTGTAATTCTTCCTTGAGCTATACCATCCACTTCTGTAAATAAATCTTCACTTGGTGCTGTTTCATTTAACAAGTCTTCTACAGAATCAGGTGATACTGATACCACTAATGAAGATACATTGAGACCTTGAGGTGTAACTAAACTAACAATATCATTTGCAAAGATAAAACTACCTAAATTTGCACCATATAAATTATTGAATGAGATTACATTAGATGCTGGATTATCAAAAGAACCTGAAATGGTTGCAGAAGAACTTAATAAACTTGTGTAGTGATACAATGTTGTACCAGTAGCAACTTCATCTGATGTGCTAAGATTAAATGATGTATTAGAAGACACATTATACCTACCCAAAACTTGAGTTCCTGTAGGATGTAATAAACCTAATAAAGTATTTCTATACTTAGCAATTTCTTTATCGACAGTTAATTCGTAAGTATATGTGTTAAATTTAAGACTTTGTGTTACTTGTGATCCGCTAGAAAAACCAATATCACTAATATAATGTCCTAGGTCATTATTTGCAGCTGGACTAAATTTTGCTTTTGCTAAAGCATTACCGTCACCATATGTAATTAAACCATTTACTGTGTCATATCGAGAATCATTTAAGATAAAACCAGAAGTCGTATCGTATAAATTTTGTATTTGACTTGCTAATGCGGACATCTGTAAAGTATTACTTTGTGAAGAGTTAGCTGAACTAGGATAATTTAAGAATAAATTAGCAGTCGGTTTTGTTGTATAGTCATAAACACGAAGTCTATAAACATCAGTATAGATAGCATTTGCTCGTAGTGTTCCAACATATACTAATGTGTCTACATTAGCAGAATAATTATTGGTATTTTGAGTTACTTTAAAAGCATAATCAGCATATGCTGTTCCTGCATTTAAATTGTAATAATCATCAGAAGGAAGAGTATAATAATTGGAAGCGGATTGATACGTGCTTGTAACAAATATATCTTGAACTTTTAGTGATACTGGAGGTGTATCAATATAACTAGAACCATGACCTTCAACATTGAATGATATTATACGACCAGCGGTACCTGAAGACAATGCTAAAGATGCTCCTTGTCCTAAAATACCAGGTATTGATAATGATGCACCTGATCCTGAAGATGTATTAATTTGAACAGTTGGTAAATTAGTAGGCAAGTAACCCAATCCACCTAAAGGATATTGGTCAGGATTATTATTTGATGGATATGTGTAGTAAGCAGATACAATTGAACCGGCAGAGTTTACACTTATATTAGCATAAGCACCATAACCAGTTCCTCCAACAATTAAAACAGTATTACTATTACCATAATTTGATCCACCATTAAGAATTTGAATTGGCGCAAGAATTCCTAAATTGGATATATTTCCATCATATGTCGTATTTGCTAATGTATTGGTTGCATCTGTTACATATAATGATTGAGCAGCAACTGGTGGAATTGGATTTGGTAATAATGCTGTAGAGCTGGTTAATGAAGCAGTTAATAACGGATATGTGTTATATGTTAAGAATGTGAAAGCATTAGCTAAAGATGTTGATCCATTAGAAATAGCAACATTAGCAAAACCCCAATTTATTCCTGTATTTACAGTATATGTTTTATTGGTAAGACTTGTGACTGTAATTCCTAATTTAGCATTTGTATTAGATGCTAAAGTGTATATTGAATTATTAGAAATAAATGATACTAATTCAGGATTTAATGTATTTACAGAACCTACTGTTGCTACTAATTGTGAATTTGGAATAGATAAAGTTGAATAGAAATTATTTGAAGTATTTCCATCTGTAAATCCATAACCTCCATTAGGAACATTTATATTTGTAGCAGAACCGGGTGTTACAGTTGAAACATAGGCTCTAGCAGGATAGTAATAACCTCCTAATTCAGCAAGTGGAGGTATATTAACACCAATTTCATTAAGAAATACAACAGGATCGCCTTTATATCCAGTTGTCGTATTTGCACCAACATAATATAGTCCTTGATATCCTTGTCTAGAATCTATTGTAATTGAATCTATTCGCCCAATAAGTCTAGCGTGTAGATGACCATCACTTGCTGCAGGTGATCCAGTATTAGGATCAATTAAATTAAGTGCTGTTGGAAAATATGCAGGAACATTATTTGCATATAATACTGTTATATTTTCTCCAGATATAAAGTTTCTTTCAATGTTTGATATGTATAGTTTGAGATATTCTATTGGTTTTTGTGCCGGAATGTCAAAAAAGGTATTTGCAGTTTTTCCATTGACAATAGGATATTGCGGTTCACAAATTTCAATTATTGCTGAAGCTAATGATGTTTCACCAAATACTTTTAAGTTATTTGTATTTAACCAATTATCATCATATCCTCCAACATACGCTGTATTAGATGTAAGTGGTGGAAGTATTTGTAAATATGTTGGAACATACCATTCACCAGACGATGCTTTAATTACAAGGTCTTGTGTATCAAATAAATCTATATCTGAATTATAGAGAACTCTAAAAAGAAATTTATAGGCTGCAGGTGTACCTTTTGAAAGATACATCTGTTTAGCAAGTTTAATTACATTTGCTTGATTTGTGGCTGTCCATTCTGATGGCGGGGGAAAGTAAGGTAAAAATTCATTCTGAAAGTATTGAATAAATTCAGCCGTAGTTTTGTCTACATCTTTATAATTTAAAAGATTTTTTGATGCATCAATAGCATTACCAGTTTGTTCCATCCATTCATAGTATGCTTGAACGAATAATACAAAATTGGCGTAAGCAGGATCGTCCCGTATGTAAGCGGGTAACTGATACGGAACCAGTAATGAAGTTTTTTGATTATTAGGTATCATTAATTATTATTTGTTTTAGCTATAACATTAACCACAACAGCATTAGTATCTAGTGGGTCAATTGTAATTATTTTATTATATGTTGATGAAATAATATCTGTTGTTGGTGTTGCTTGTATTGTTAATTCAGCAAAATTATTATTGATACTATAAGGTTGAAAGTTAATTAATGTCACTATTCCATTAACATAGTCAATTGTTCCAATATTAGGATTAAGAATATTCTTAACACCATTAGCATCAAAGTAATACAGTCTTAATGTACCGTATTGTCCTTGTAAAATAGCAGTAGCTGCGGCTCCTTGACCTGTGCCATCATTAGGAGTAGGAGTTATTGTAACAACAGCACTTGTATAATTATTACCAGCATTGGTAAGTGTTATATTAGAAATTTGACCTGTAGTGCTAAGAGTCGCTAAAGCGGTAGCACCTGTTCCGTCACCAGAAATGGTTACTGTTGGTGTCACAGAATAATTAAATCCAGGATTTATAAGTGATATTGATGATAAACCGTAATTAGCGGTCGGCACTTCTTCAATAAACACATTATCAACTATGTTTGTTGGATCAAGAGGATCAACATATCTCATACCAGGATAGCTTGTAGTAGCTGTGTTGAATATACCTTTTTGTAAAGGTGTGCTAAAATAAACTGTGTAATTAGATACAGACGTTAATGAAGGTATAATTCTTTTTTGTAAGAATAGTTTATATTGACTTGTAAGAATTGAAGGATCATAATTTTGAATAGTTGTCAATAAATCATAAGCATTAAATGTAGAATTGAATGTGTTTAATGTATTAACACCAAATTGCTCTATAGCGGCAACAACACCTGATTGTATTTGTGCTGATGTTTTATTTGTTTGTGTTGGATCATAATATACATCTACATTAAGTTTTAGATATGTATAGTCTGGATCAACAATAGTAGGTTGAATAGTTACAACCGAAATAGGTTTAATGATATCTCTTAATATAGCATTTTTTTGTGATGTTGTAAAATTAAATGAGCCTTTTGGTTTTAATGAAATAAAGACTTGACCAAATACTGGAGAATCATATTCTTCTCCGCCCCAAACATTCACTGCATCAAATGAATAACCAAATGTATTTTGTTGAATAGCGGTAATATAATCATTTTTAGTTACAGCACGATTTTGTGCAGCATAAGCTTTAGGTGCTTGAAATTTAATTGATTGAATGGACTCTACATCAGCGCCGTTTGTTGCTGGTGTAAGTGGAAAGATTGTAGTTGTTCCGTATCCAGAGATTGTATCTAATAGTGTGAAACTATTTGCTCCAGCAGCTGCTGTACCGTTTGTTGATAGATATGTTATATTAACAATATTACCTGTTGATAATGTAGCGCCTAAAACACCATCACCAAAATAGATTTGATAATTTCCTGTTGGCCCTTGTTGTAAGAAATATACAAGACTTGAACCGTTAAGCTCTAATGAGTTTGATGAAAGGTTATAAATTTGAGCGTAAGTGTTTGATGAAGATTGTTGTACCGTTACTTGTAATGTTGTCGTGTCAATATTAGGATCAGCAATCTCAAATGTTAATGTAGGATTACCTACAGTATCAACTGGATATGAAAAAGAACTGTGTGTTGCTTGCTTCAATTCAATAAGTGGAAAAGATGCTGTGTTGTAAGTATCCACATTAACTGTATATTCTTCAGGTGTTAAGAAAGTATAATTAACGCCATCGATTGCATTTGATAAAAATCTTGTATATTGTGGTATTGTCAATGAAGATGCCATAACATTAAGCACATTCATCGCAATAGTAGCAGTAGGTGCAATAGCAGATAGTGGTGTATAGTTTAATACTTTAGCTTGAGAAACTACTGATGACCTTTGAATAGCAGTATCTAAAAATGTTTCATTACCAACCATATTCAAATAGAAAGCATTGTATTGTGTATTGTATGCTAAAACATCAAGTAATGTAGATAATGCTGAACCTGTATAGTCATAGTCTTTTAATACATTTTGACTTTGTAAATAGGTTATAAAATTCTTCTTGATATCATTAAAATCAAGTGTCGTAAATTGAATATTGGTGTTCGCTGCCATTATCGGTTTCTCGTTAGTAATAAGGTGACATTAGTCGGTTGAGTATTATTTCCTATAAAAAATGTAAGTGTAACATTATAAGTGTTTTGGTCTGGTGATGCAGAAACATAAACACTTTCTACTAAGGCTCTAGGTTCATAGTTTGCTATTACATTTTTAATTTCTTCTTCTAAAGCATTTGCAGTTGCAGTAGATGCATTTTCAAACAACAAACCTGTCAAATTTGAACCTACATCAGGTTGAAACGGTCTTTCATAAAAATTAGTTAGTAGTAGACCTCGAACCGAACGAATAACAGCCTGGTCATCATAACTTAATACAATATCGCCTTTACCTGGATGTTTCGCAAAGGTTAAATCTATATCAGAATATATTTTTTGTAAAGTTGCCATCTGTTATTTATTACACCTATTCTGATGTTTTTGTTAATTTATGCCTATACTTCCACCGGTTATATCGCCACTAACAATCATATTACCTGTTTGTTCGTAATTACCAGTTAGGTTATAATTACCAGTAACAGAAATACCATTACCATCAACAATAACATTTGAACCTTGGCCAGTTAAGTTCCAACTTTGTGCTGTTCCATTGACCTTACCGCTCACATTAATGTTCCAATCTCCACCAACTTCGGTATTCAATGCACCATCAACCTTAATGTTAGCGTTTCCATTTACAGTAATATTACACACGCCTTTAATATTTACATAGTTATCACCAGCAGTAATTTCATAATTGTCTTTAACAACTTTGGTAACTTTAGAACCATCTGGTCTCATTTCAACATATGTACCAGTCTTATGAGCAACATGGACTCTTTCAGATTTTGGTGTATCGTCAAATTCTAATACATGACCAGATTCGGTTTCTTTGACATCATTATATGGTGGTTTGGCATTATAAGAAGGTGTTGGTTGTGACCATGTGCCTCCACCTGCAGTAGATACACCTTTGGTTAATGCGGCGGTCTCTATTCCAATGACTGTTGATGATGTATTCTCGTTACGATATAACCTACTTGTTGTTGGTTCGCCTAAGCGATTAGGATACAATGTTGCCGAAGCACCAAGATAAGATGGTGATGATGCTAATTCAGCAGATGTTCGTTGGTCAAAGAAACCTGTTCCAGGTGTTGGAGTTACATTTGGTATTCCAGGTATTACACCAAAGTAACCTGGAAACTGTCCAGACGGACCGTCAAAGAATAACCCAATAACATACTCACCTTCGTGTGGTGTTTTGTTAGTGTTAGATGTATTGACAGGAAGAATTGGATGAGCCCATGGTAAATCTGCTGACGGTATTAATTGCAGTTTATCTGTGTGCCAACCAAATATACGAACTTGACAACGACCAAGGTTTAATGGGTCTTTTCTGCTTTCAACTACACCCATCCACCATACAAGTCCATCTGCACCTAAAAAATTATTCTTTGTTATCATAATTTACCTGCTACAGTATTTTTCCAAATTGTTGAATTTGTATCTGGTGTGACGTATTCATTTGGAACACTTTCTTTTACAATTTCAATAATCATTTTATAACCATCAACCTTAAATGTATGTTTAAGTGCTGATATGAGATACTTGCCTGAGTAATACTTATCAAGTTCCTTTCCTTGAGTAGCAGGATCCATAGAAACTAAATTGAAGTTGATAACACTACCAACAGTAATAGACGGGTCTCCGTCCATAAACAATTTAACTTTATTATAGTTTGTTAAAGATAATTGTGATGTTCTTGTTGGAACATATTTTTCTAAAAAGATATCGTGTGAATAAGCATCAGGTTTAGAACCAATATATGGAATATCTTTTTGATTTTTATTTGTTGTTGCCATTTTAAGAACGGCTTGTGGTGTTTCATATACCTTATCACCAAATCTATTAGTTACTCCGTTAGTGATTGAATATTTGTTTAATTGTGTTGAGTTATTAAAGTAAGTATCGTAATTAAAATCTACAATGTTCCATCTCAATAATAGAGGATCGATTGTGATTAGTCTATTCGCAAATACACCTGTGTTAATAGCATTAAGAGTATCAAAAGCATCAACAATTTGATATGAATTAACACCATAGAATTTTTGGTCTTGTGTTCCAGTTTTGTTATCTATATTTTTAGGTGCATAAGTGTATGTTCGTAAAGGGTCTTGCATGAATAGTGTTTGTAGTGAAAAGAAATGAAAACCTTGTGAGTCTTCAAATAACAACATATCTGAACCATAACTACCTGGTGTTGCTGATTGAGCATATGTTGATACCCAATTAATAGCTTCAAGTGGTTTAAAGTTTGGAACAATAAAACTATAAACACCTTGCGTTTCTTCTATATCTACTACTTTATTATTTGGATCAACTTTAAGAAAGTTTGTTAATATATCAGTAATAATATCTGATATTTTTTTATCTTTATAAGATTTACTTACTTTGTATTGTTCAGAAAGAACTAACTCATCAGAACAAAAATTGATAACATAACCTTCTGTTGTTGAATTGCCTACGAGTTGTCTTGAAGATATTTTGTGAACACGGAATATTAAATCATTTATAAAATCATCTTCCGAAGCTTTAGTGAATGATATACGAATATATTCATTACCAATCATATGCAACTTTTCAATAAGACCTTGTGCATCTGAAATCTGTAAATAACCAGAAACACAATTACTAAAGATGTCTTCAAAGTAAGTTAATTCAACAAGTGAATTTTTTAAATCAAATGAACCGCCTGATGTTAATAATACAAGTGTTTTTAGATTATAGTCCTGAGCATACGTTACTCCAGGAGTTACAAGATTTGGATTTGCCATATTAACGACTCATCAATGATTTAAATTGTTTCTCAAAATCTCCAACAAAGGCAGAGTTTATAAGATTAATTGTTCTATTAGATTCATTTTGTTCCACTTCCCAATCATATATGTAAACAACTTGTGTTGATACGGTATATGTTGCTGTATCAGTAACATTTCCATTTGTGTCATAGAATTGAACTGTTTCACTACCTTGAACTGTAGAGTTATACGTTGCTAAATCAATCACATAATTATTAGATGTTGTGGTTTGAGATGCTGTGTCATATGTTACAACTGTTTTTCTATATTCGTATACTGTTGATTGAGTGTATGCCAAAGGTGTCACATTAGCCGTATTGGCTGCAGCCGCATATTTGTCATTGATGTAATCTGTAAATTCATTATAGGTTAATGGCCATTGCCATTGTGGGTCTATAATTTGATTAGCAAACAATACTAACCAATATCTGTATGGATCATTATAATATTTGTTAGCAATAATTTCTGGTGTATCACCATCTTTGATGTCATACTGATAAAATATAGCAGGATTATTAAGTAAACTTTGAACAATACTTGAACGTGCTAAAAGATTAACTGCAGCTATGTTTTTACCATAAGGGTCTTTAGTTACAATTAATGGTAATGTTCTAAAGTAATGCATTATCTAACATCCTTATTATAAATGTCACGGTGCATAATATTCATTTCTTTGAATTGTAATGTTAATCGTGTTTGAACAGGAAAACCATCTTGATAAGCAGCAAAACCATTTGGTGCATAATCTACAGTAATATTAGTTAATACAGAATCACCAACTTTATATAAGTTTAAATTTTCTGAAGCAGAATCACTTGATAAACTTGGACCTTTAGAACCACCAGATACGGTTGTTCCTGGATTTTGCATGATTGATGATACAATAGATGAAGCTGAACCGTCAAGATTAATAAATTTAAAACTTAAATTAAAGATTGAAGGCATAACAAAGTATTGACCTTCACCAGCCGCAGCTGCACCTGAAATTTGTGGTAATGAAGCGTATGTGAATGTGTCAATAATTGATTTGACCATATCTGCTTCTATTGTTGATTTAGGTGTAAATATAAACTCTAATTGGTATTCACGAAGATTGATACCTTTATACAACAATTGTAATTGTGGATTGACTGCGTAACCTGTAGCTTTTAATAAGATATCACCGCCTTGTTTTGATCCTGTCACAGCATTAAAAGCTGCACCACCGGCAGTTTCTACAAGGCCTGGAACTAAATTCTTACCACCTTTATACATATCGTAACCACCTTCAGCTGCACGACCTACTGTTCCTAATTCAGTAGTTAATTCAAAAGACTCGTAGTTTGATGAATAAGACATATTCAATGTGTCTGGCATGTATAATGTGATTGTTGCTACAATACCTGTTTTAGGCACATCTAGAGCTGCAACAACACCTTTTTTCTCAATTAGACCTTTAGGATTAAC